GGTCAGATGGGCCTGTGGGCCTCTCAGGTCGGTATCCTGACGGTGATCCGCATGGCGCTGACCCGTGGCCGGTCGATCGAGGTCTGGAAGTTCTGGGAGTTGGCGCTGATCTTCTGGGCCGTGGCTTCGCTGGCTGTGGTGTTTCTGGGGTAACGCATGGCCGTTTCCCAGATCGACTACGAGGCCGAACTGGCCGACTGGGTGGCGTCGACGTACGACGATCCGCTGGGCTTCGTCCTTGGGGCCTTCCAGTGGGGTGAGGCCGGCACGGCGCTCGAGCGTGAGGCCGGCCCGGACGAGTGGCAGCGGGAGCAGCTGGAGGAAATTGGCCGTCAGGTCCGGGCTAGGAAGTTCAACGGGACCGATCCAGTGGCTCCGATCCGTGAGGCCGTCTCGAGCGGTCACGGTATCGGGAAGTCGGTCGAGGTGGCGTGGCTGATCCTCTGGATCATGTCGACGCGGCCGGGGGCGCAGGGCTCCGTCACGGCCAACACGATGACGCAGCTGGAGACGAAAACGTGGGCCAGCCTTCAGAAGTGGACGAAGCTCTGCATTACTGGGCACTGGTTCACGATCAATTCCGAAAAGCTGTACTACACGGGGCGGTCTGAGGACTGGTTCTGTGCGCGTCAATCCTCGAAGGAGGAAAACTCGGAAGCCTTCGCAGGCCAGCACGCCAAAACGTCGACGAGCTTCTACATCTTCGATGAGGCCAGCGCGATCGCGGACAAGATCTTCGAAGTGGCCGAGGGCGGTCTGACGGACGGGGAGCCGATGATCTTCCTGTTCGGGAACCCGACGCGCCGCACGGGCAAGTTCTATCGGGTGTGCTTCGGGGAAGAACGGTCCCGATGGGATGCTCGCGTCGTTGATTGTCGTACAAGTCGTTTCACAAACAAGCAGCAGCTTCAGGAATGGATCGAGGACTACGGCGAGGATTCGGACTTCTGCCGGGTCCGCATCAAGGGGATGCCGCCGCGGGCGTCTGACGCCCAGTTCATCGACCATGACCGCGTGATCCAGGCGCAGAAGCGCCAGGTGGTTGTCCTGCCCGATGAGCCTCTGGTGGCCGGCTGTGACTTGGCATGGGGCGGCGAGGACTCGAACGTGATCCGGTTCCGGCGCGGGAACGATGCGCGGTCTATCCCGGCGATCCGGGTGCCGGGGGAGTTCACGCGGGATCCGGCCGTGCTGACGCAGCGGCTGGCCGAAGTGCTGTCGAAGGACTACGACGGTCAGCGGGTGCGGATGTTGTTCTTGGATTCGGCGGGGATCGCTGGTCCGATTGGTCAGCGGCTGAGGGGGCTGGGATTCTCTAACGTCGTGGAGGTCAATTTCGGCAGCGATTCCCCGTCCGATAAGTGCCGGTTCATGCGGGATTTCATGTGGTGGCGGATGAAGGAGTGGCTGCTGGCCGGGGCGATTGACGCCTCTCCGCGTCTGGAAAGCGATCTGATCGGCCCTGGTATCCGGACGGATTCTAAGCAGCGCGTCTGGCTCGAGTCGAAGGATGACATGAAGAAGCGCGGCCTGTCCTCGCCGGACGAGGCGGACGCGCTCTGCCTGACGTTCGCGCAGACGTTGGGGCCGACGGTGGCCGAGTCGGAGCGGCGCCGGCCGCCGGTTCGTCCGAAAAGCGCGTGGTCGTAGTGCGTTGACACTGTGGCAACGAAGTCCGATACTGTGATCCGTGGCTGATCGCCTGACGTACTTGGACGCCGTGTGCCCTGCCTGTAAGCGGGCGGTGTCGCGTGCTGTTGTCCAGGCGCGTGATCTGGTGACGGTCGAGCGGGCTGAGATTCGTGGCCGCGGTCTGTTGCCGTTCCATTACACGTCACTTCCCAAACCTGACGAAGAACTGGGCCACGCGCCGGCCTGTTCGAGGGCCGCATGAGCCGTCGCAAGCCGGACGACGAGGGCGAGGGCAATACGCCGGAGCAGAAGAAGCTGCTGCTGATGAAGCAGCGGTACACGTATGCGCGTGACGAGTGGCGCGACATTCGGAAGGAATCCCTGAGGGACCGTCGGTGCCTGACGCCGGATGGTCCGTGGGACGAGAAGGACCGGGCCGATCGGATCAACGCCGGCCGCCCGGTGCTGACGCTCGATGAAGTCTCCCAGTACGCCAATCAGGTCGTGAACGATGTTCTGCTGAACCAGCGGGCGATTAAGGTCACGCCGGTCGGGAATGGGGCGACGGACGACACGGCCCGGATGCGGGCGAACCTCATCCGGCAGATTCAGTACCGGAGCAACGCCGAGCAGATTTACTCGGGCATCTTCGAAGGCACGGTGACGGGCTCCTACGGCTTCGGCCGCGTCACGGCGCGGTACGTGTCGCCATCCAGCTTCGATCAGGAACTGGTCATGGACTGGTTCCCGAATCCGGACCTGGTGACGCCGGACCCGGATTTCCTGAAGCCGGACCTGTCGGACTGCAAATACTGGTTTGTCCTTGAGCCGTGGCGCCACGACGAGTTCCGGGCCAAGTTCCCGAAGGCGACCATTCAGAACTTCGACGCGGACCTGATTTCCAAGAACGCCGGATGGCTGACGAACGAGACGGTGTTGGTCGGGGAGTACTGGACGATCGAACACGTCGACGGGAAGCTGTACCAGTTGCGCGATCCGCAGACCGGCGAGGAAATGCCGTTCACGTGGTATCCGGGGCTGAAGAAGAGCGGCCAACCGGTGCCGGAACCTGACGAGTCGCTGGTGGCGCGTCGGTCGAACGGTCAGCCGGCCGTGCGGGATGTCCAAGTGCCGAAGGTGATGAAGTACATCACGAACGGGCTGGAGTTCCTGGAGACGGTCGAGTGGCCGGGGAAGTACATTCCGCTGGTCGGGTGTCTCGGGAAGGTCGTGTACGTCGGCACGAACGAGTCGAACGTGAAGCGGCAGATTCACTCGCTGATCCGCATGGGCCGCGATCCGTACATGCTCTGGTGCTACTACAAGTCCACCGAGGCGGAACTGGTGGGCATGACGCCGAAAACGCCGTACATCGGGTACGTGGGGCAGTTCCGCAGCCGTGCGAGTGAGTGGCAGACGGTGAATCACGCCCCGCTCCCGTACGTCGAGGCGGATGCGAAAACCGAGGCCACGGGTGAGGCGCTGCTACCGTTGCCGGTGCGCCAGCAGTACAGCCCGGCCATCGAGCCGCTGGAAATCGGCGGCGAATCCGCCCGCCGGTCGATCATGTCGGCCATGTCTGGGGCGCCGTTGCCCACGTCGGCGCAGCGTCGGAACGAAAAGAGTGGCGTGGCCCTGAAGCAGATCGAAGCGTCCGCGCAGCGTGGCACGGCGCATCTGGTTCACCACTTGGATCAGATGATTACGCGGTTCGGCCTGATTCTGGACGATCTGCTGGATCACTACTACGACACCATGCGGGACGTGACGGTGCGCGATCCTGGCGGCAAGGTGGAGCAGGTCCGAATCAATGACCCGTCCGATCCGAAGTCGCTGAAGTTCGGCGCTGGGTATGAGCATGACGTAACGATAAGCGTCGGGCCGTCGCAGGACAGCGAAAGGGAAGCCGCGTCGGACTTCGCAGACATGCTGGCGTCGAATCCGCAGGTGTTCCCACTGTTGGGACCGCTCATCATCAAGCTCAAGAACTTGGGGCCGATCGGTGACGAGATGGCGGATCTGCTGAAGTTTATGCAGCCGCCGGAGGTCCGGGCGGCTGAAGATGCGAAGAAGAACGGCGGGCAGGCGCCGCCGATTCCGCCGGAAGTGCAGCAGAAGATCGCGGCGATGGAGCAGGAACTGGGCAAGCTCCAGCAGATGCTCCAGACGGACGCGGCGAAGCAGCAGGCGTCCGTGGCGATTGCTCAGGGCAAGGCGGCGACCGACCTTGAGCGCACGAAGATCGACGCCGCGGCCAAGATCGAGGTCGAGCGCATCCGGGCCGCGTCGGATCAAGTGATTGCGGAAATGAAGGATGTCCGGGTGGGATTGGATCAGCAGATGGAGGCGCTGAGAGCGATTCTGGCGACCTTGCACCATCCCGTGCCCGTGTCGGATTCGGTTGTTGCGGGGTAGTTCAGCCCGGTAGAACACTCGGCTCATACCCGAGCAGTCAGCGGTTCAAATCCGCTCCCCGCTACCATCCCGTGTTGCGCGTTCCACACTGAACGCGCTGGTTGCGGGCCTCGGAGGGCCGGCGTTGGTGATTCCCCCACTGGCGCCGGCCCGGTTTCGTGTCGGGTTACGTGTTGCCAAGATGGCAATCCAGTGTGATCATGCCTACATGCAAACGAAGTCGTACCGAAAATTGGCGTCGGCGGTAATTTCTCAAGCGATCGGTGACGCTGGATGGGTGAATCGCAGGAAACGACTTCCCAATGAACCAAGGAAAAGGCGCGAGGTTCTCCGGTATTTGGTCGAGTGCGCTAGGGCCAAGGATGACGCCATGCGGTTTCTTCGCAGCCATCGGCGCCTATCCCTATGGTGTGGGCATCTTGGCATCTCCACTGACCGTATTGTGAATAAGTTTGAACGCAAATGGGGGAAACTCAAGGGCGTTTGACAGCGTGGCAACGTGCGCGTATCTTCGTGACACGATGAGTTCTCCTGCCACCCTCGACGCATCCGCGGCCTCGTCGCCCGCATTGGACTCAACGTCGTCTGTAGACCTGGCGTCCCTCTCGTCCGATCAGATGCAGCACTGGCGTCTGACGGGTGAAGTGCCGTCGGGGGCGTCTACGCCGGACTCGCCAGCCGGCACGTCGGAGACAGACCCGGCCGCCTCGACGGAGGCGCAAGCGCCGCCAGCCTCGGACGCTGGCACTTCGGACGGACAGACCCGAAACACCGCCGAGCCCGAATACAAGGCGCGGACGGCCAAGCGCATCGAGGAACTGACCGGCGGAATCCGCGCCCGTGAGGATCGGATTCGTCAGCTGGAGCAGGAACTGGAAGCGGCACGACGGCCGGCTAAGCCCGAAATCGCGGCTCCTGCCAAGCCTGCCGGAACATCGGTGAACCTTGCGGACTTCGTGACCAATCCCCCGGCGGATCAGCCGGAATTGCGGTCCACGGAGTTCTTCGAGAAGTTCCCCGATGCGGACTTCGACGATTACACGCGGTACTCCGTGAATCATGCCCTTGCGGCGCGTGATTTGGCGGTGTCGCGTCGTGAGTCGGAGGCCCGCGCCGCTCAGGCGAGAACCGAACGGATCAACACGTTTGTGGAACGTGCCAGCGCGGTCGCGGCCTCGCTGGATCCGGAGGTCGCCAACCTCGTCCCGGCGGAGCTTCTGCCCGAAGGGCAGACGCCGAATGCCCGGAACGTCTTGGCGCAGGAAATCATGCTGTCAGAGAACGCCGGCGCCCTGCTGAAGGGGCTGACGGGGGCCGATCTGGCCGCCGTGGATCGTCTGACGGATGTGGCGAGTGTGATCCGGTTCGTGGCCCGTCTGGAGGCCCGTGTGGCTGCCGCTCCTGCGGCGGCTGCGCTACCCAAACGTGTGTCCGATGCGCCGGCTCCGACCGTCGAGATTGGTTCCAGGGCGAAGGCCCCGGCCGATCCGGTGGAAGGTGCCATCGCAGCGGACGACTTCCAGACGTTCCGCGAGTTGGAAAACAAGCGGGAAATTGCATCCGGGCGGCGGTAGTACCCGATCCGCTCGACGCAAGGCGTCCGGGAGTGCATGACCCCGGAGGTTCGCAATGGCGAACCAGTTCAAATTCACCGATTGGCTCGGCCAGGAAGCCCTGCGTCGACTGCTCAACAAGCTGACCGTCACCGAGTACTTCAACACCGATAACAGCAAGCTGTTCTCCGACGGCGTGGCGAAAGGCGCCAGCGTCCGCATCCCGTTCCCCCAGCGGTTCATCCCGACCGATGGCCTCGGCTACCAGCCGCAGCCGCTCGACATGCGGGAGACGACCGTGAACTGCAACCGTGTAAAGGGCGTGCATTTCGAGGTGGACAGCCTCGAACAGGCGCTGAAGATGCCGCGTCCGCAGGAGTACATCCGCGAGAACATCATCAACCCGGCGATGGACGCGCTGGCGCAGCAGATCGACTCGGACGCCGCGCAGTTCGCGTACCAGAACACGTCCAACATCGTCGGCGTTCTCGGCACCAACCCGTCGAGCTTCACCACGATCGGCCAGGTGCGTGAGCGCATGATCCAGATGGCCGCCGGCACGAAGAAGAAGGCCATGCTGATCACGCCGGCCGTCAACACGGCGATGGTGGGCGCGGCCCAGCAGTTCTTCAACGACGCCGACGAGGTGTCGCGGCAGTACCGCGAGGGTTCGATGGGCCGCAACAACGGCTTCGACTGGTTTGAGTCGATGTCGCTGTACTCCCACACGGCCGGCACCTGGCAGAGCGCGGTCACGGTCAACACGGCGCCGGCGAACGGAGACACGTCGCTGGTCGTGAACTGCACGTCGGGCGACACGTTCAAGAAGGGCGACGTGATCGGCATCGACGCGGTGTACCCGGTCAACCCGATGACCCGTCGCACGTTCGGCTCGAGCAACACGAAGCAGTTCGTGATCACGCAGGACACCACGGCGTCGGCCTCGACGGCGACGATCTACGTGTACCCGGCCTTCGAGGGTCCGACGAGTCAGTACGCGAACGTCGACGCGCTCCCGCTGGCGAACGCGGCGCTGACGTTGTTCCCCGGCACCACGAGCCCGAGCGGCAAGAGCGGCATGCAGAACCTCGCGCTGACGGCGGATGCCTTCGCGCTGGTCGGCGTGAAGCTCGAGACGCCCGACGCGGCGGAAATCTCGGTGCAGAAGCGCGATCCGGCATCGGGTCTGTCGGTGCGGTTCGTGAAGATGTTCGATCCCGTCCAGTCGAAGATGGTCAACCGCTTCGACGTGGCGTACGGCTTCGGTGTCCTCTACGGGGACAACTGCTCCGTGCGTCTGCTCTCGGCGTAAGTGAGGAGACACGACACCATGAAGAAGCATCTGAGCAAGATCGTTCTCGCGGTGGCGTTGCTGGTGGGGGCCTTCTGGGCTCCCACCACGCAGGCCGCCATCACGTCCACCACGGCCGCCGCGGCGATTGGCGCGTCCGACACCACGATTCAGGTGGCCTCGGCCACAGGCATCGCGGCCAACACCACGGTTCTCGTCGTTGAACAGGAAATGATGTCGGTCGTGTCCATCACTGGCACGGTCGTCCGCGTGACCCGCGGTGCGTTCGGCTCGAAGGCCGCGGCGCATACGTCCGGCTCCACCGTGTTCATCGGGAAGCCGACTGACTTTCCGTCGAACACCTGGGGCAGTCCGATCGCGTCGACGTCCTACGTCATCAACTGCATGACCGGCGGGGCGACGTGTTCGCCCACGAACGTGTCGAGTACCGTGCGCGTGATCTACGGCACCACGGGGGCGCTCAACGGCGCATCTCCGTCGGTGGCGGCGGTCGTGCTGTCGCCGGTGTTCTCGTCGTCCACGTCGTACACCTGCGTGTTCACGCCGAAGGGCAACACGGCGGCGATCGCGGCCGGCGGCGTGGCGGTGGCGTACACGTCGGCGTCGACCGTCACGGTCACGGCGGCGAACGGCGCCACTCACACGCTGTCGTACGTCTGCTACGGCACCTAGAGGCGGCGTGATGACGTACCCGAAGCTCGTACATCGTGGCCCGGTGACGGCGAGAGAGACGCTGCGCGTCGAGAGTGCGGAGGCGGAAGCCAAGGCGCT